TCTGATCCGGTAGCTGACGCGAAATCTTGAGTCAACGGGATAAGTTTCTCAACCTGCTTGCCGGTCAAGCCGAACTGTGCGAGCGTACCGGCCGCAGCTTTCGTCGCATCATCATCGTATTTGGTTTTCAACGCTAACGACGTCGACAACGCATCAATCTTGCCCTTGTACGCGGTGACTTGTGGGAACTTCGCGAACGCGTAATCAAACTTTGCTGCCTGTGCTTGAGCTTCCGTGAACGCGTCGATTGATTGCTTCCCGAAGTCGATGGCGACGCTCGCCCCAGCCACGACAGCAGCAGTACCGATGCCAGCGAACGCTGCACCCATGTGAGACAGGTGACCGCCAGCAGAGTCAGCGCTACGGCCGACACCTTTCAACGCGGACGACGCGGACACGTCCTTCCCGAACAGTTTGAAAGTCATCCCTTTGTCAGCCACGAGCGTCCTTCCGGTTCTGTTCGCGGCGAGCATCAACGGCGCTCGTCAACGTTAAGTAGTGGCGGACCTGGAGATCATCAACATTCCAAGGCGTAACGCCTGGGAACATGTGCATGATGTCGGCGAGATACGTTTCCCGATGCTCATCCCAATCATCAAGACCATCGAGGATGCCTTCTAGTTTGCGGCGGCCACGACGAGAACGACCGGGTCTGAACCCGGCAGGGTAGGGTCCGTGGCAGCATCAACCTCGTCAGGCTCATCCACTTCGATCGTTAACGATGCGAAAGGGAAATTGCATGACTGGTCAAACGTCAAATTGTGATCACCAGCTGCGCGCCGAGACAACCACAGGAACGCTAGTAATGCTCGCAAATGTGGTTCAGAGTCGATCAGTGCTGCCTCATCCGCTGACGCGTCAACACCCTCAGGGACAACAATGATGGTCCCGTCTGGCGCGTAAGCGAGCCGCGCTGATTCTTCCAACCGTTTCGCTAAAGTTTGCAAACCTAAACCGGTTTGCCGTGGCAGTTCCAACGCGTCCCGGCCGGTGACCCGTTCTAAACTTGCGGCCTCAAACGTTACGCCATCAACAATGAATCTCATGGTCTCGTCTCCCATTAGTGGTCTATAGGTGGTTCAAATATTCGTCCATCACGGTGGCGATGTTGCGCAACATCCGTTCACGATGTTGACCAAAAATGTGGCCGAAATATGGTCGTCCTTGTTGATAAGCCCAACCCCATTGATCGGAGGGCCGTTTCGGATCAGCGAACACGGGATGCCGGAATGGGCGTTCCTTGTTGTATGCCTTCACCATCGCGGCTTGGCTTGTGGGCATCTTCTTAGCTGCTGCGATCAACTTGATGGTCGTTGACTCTTTCGCACTTGAATTAGCAACTTGAACTGACATCGAGTTGGCGATGTGCTGCCTCAAGCCGGTGTGCCGAAGTCGCCCACCCTCACGCTCGTCGAAGCTTTTAACGACTCGACGAACCCGCCGTGAACCATCCTTGTTGCGTGAAACTTTCACACCGTACTGTGGTCGACCAACTTTCGGCGGTGACGGTTTCAACACTTCAGCGCGAGCGTCAGCCAACGCGTCAGCTGCGGACTCTTTCAACGCTCGAACGAGACGCTTCTTGACATCAACGTCAACATCTTTCAACGAGCGAATCAGCGCATAGAGTTCATGAGTATCAACGTGGACGCTTTCCGATCCTGGATTCGCCCGATCAAACGCGCGAACCATCGGTCAGATCGCAGAATCAGATGTCCGCAAAACCACGTAAATGGGTTGCGCGGCGACCAAGTTGTCGAGGACGGTGAACGGATATTCGACGATCACTAGATCACCCTTATTGGAGATGGGTATACCCGCATCAAGTTTGACCGCCGGTAACACGACCTGCAATTGGGCGAATCCAGTGGCCAAGGATTCAGTCGAAGTGAACGTCAACGTGATCGGTAGTTCAGTGTCCGCGATGAACGCTGACCGGTACGTCGTAGACGTGTACTCAGCCGAAAACTTACCCGTCATCGTGCGCAAGCCAACCGTTGGTTTCGACTTCTTCCCAGCTGACCCAAAATTGTAACGATCATCTTTCAGATTGTTTGACACGGTCACCTCGAATTCGCGGACATCCGTTGTCGCTGTCCCACCCGTTGCGAGCGCGGTCGTCGTCGGCACAGTCACGCTCCCACCGATCGTGATCGACGCGAGCGCGAAATGATACAACGAAGGCGATGACGGGTATGTGAGCGTCGCGAACGTTTGCGAAACATCCAAATCGCGGACGTCCATATCAAACGAGAATTTGGCAAGATCATCCTGTGGCGACGTGAACGTCCACGAGTTCACCATGCAACCCAAAAAGGATGCAGCATCAATGGTGCCACCGGCTTCAGGAATTGACTTCTGAACCGTCAACGATTTTGGCGTATCACCAAACGTGAACACTTGCTGATAACAGGTCGTAGCACCAACGGCCGTCGACGTGGATGAACCCAACGCGGAGTCGAGCAGGACACCCATACCCTTAGACGTTGCTTCAATCTCAACGCTACCGTCACCATTGACCGTGGTCGTGACGCGTCGACCGGAACGCGGGATGCGTGAACCAACTCGAAGTCCACCACCCTGGACACGCTTGGGTTTCCAATCGAACTTCTCATCCGTGTACTCGAACGCACGTGTCGGCGCGACATAGGTGCCATACACGGTTTCTTGAATGATGTTGATGCTGGAGTCGTAAGGCGTTGCCATTGGTCAGCCCTCCTGGGCGTCAGATGGAAGAGTGACGATGGGTTCGGCGGCCACGAAATTGTCGGGTTGATCAGTGAACGCGGCGACTAAATCGTCAGGAACATCGAAGGTGACGCCAGGTGTTAAACCTTCAACACCCAGGCTGGGAATGTCGACGGCGTTAAACGGGCCAACGTAAACGAAAGCGGACACGAGTTCACTCCTGGGCGTGACGAAGAAACCAACCACGTGATCGTGTGTTGGCTAAGTGAGAGAAGAAATTTTCAGAGACGAACGTGAGCGGTGAACGTGGCTACCACTTCGACGAGGCGACCAGAAGCGAGAACGTCCGGACTTGTTTCGCCTTCGCACTCGGTGCTCGACAAGATGCACCAACGACACACGCCACCCAACGTGATATCGGTGGAGCGCACATAATTTTCGAGTTGGCCCAGTAAGGCGAACGCTTGCTCTTCGACGAACTGTTCCATTTCGCGTCCGCCACCACGATACGAGCTGAATGTCACCTCACAGGTGACCTTTTCCTCACGCGAGCGGGTTGGTCCAAACGTGGCCGGTTCCTGAGTCGAAGACGTCCGACCAAGTGACACGATGTCGTCAGCCTGATCCAAACCTGGATGACCATACGAAACTTGAATGGGTGCCGCATACAAGGATTGGCAGACAGTGAACAGGGCAGCTTTGAAACGTGGAGCCGCATCCGACATTACGCAATCCCAGGAACACGACGTTGTGGCTTCACCAATTCGATAACGCCACGCGGCACCGCATAACCTGATGGCGTATAAGCCATGTCAGTGTCACCAGTGCCAAACGCAGGCCGGGAACCTTGCTGCGATGTGCGATACAAGTGCGCGGCTTGACGCCGAGCCGCCAACCGCACATTCGCTGGAACAATGCCAGAACCAACCGTGTACGTGACCACGATGTTACGCGAACCCATCGCGAACCATTGCGCGCCAGCCTGCGAACGCCGAGTCAACGTGCCAGATGAAGCATCCAACGTGTACGAGTATTGCGTGGCCAACGTCGGATTAGACACTTGAGTGAGTGTGAACGAGTACGAACCCCAATATTCAATGACCGACGTCACAGTCTCTATCGGCGAATGCCGAACGATGAGCGTTTTCACGCCACCATCGAGCTGCTCCACGAATGTTTGCCTCAACTGAGGTCCAGCTAAATCTTCAATAATTGGTGTTGTCGCCGCCAAGTAAAGACGCAACTCGTCATCGTTCGTCGTGTTCGTTGATGTCAAGTTCAGTTCGTCACGCAAGTCTTGCAACGAGCATAAGAACCCGACGTCGACTGGTGATACGTCAAACGCGTCCGAGTATGCGCCCGCATTAGAACCAGTCGCTAGCCAACGCACAGCGTGGCGACCCACCAGTGTTGGCGTGTAGCTGATCTGATAGTTACCCGTCGAGCTATTCGTCACCGTCGGTGTGACCGTGCTCGCGTCGGGGAGCGTGATCGTTGCGACCACCGTCGTCGCATTAGCTAACGTTCCCGTGGAATCTTTCACAGCAATCGCGAGAGCGACAACATCACCTAAGTCGTAGACACTCATCGTGTTTCACGTTCCTTCAACAGGTCGAGTGCGATCCGAATGTGTGTCGCGCGACAATCATCGCCAGCGTCCACGGCTGCGCGGAGTTCACGCAACAGCATCTCCACCATCAGGATCACCCCGCGTCAAAACTTTGTAGCGTTCATGATGTGAATCGTTCAACCAGTAACGTTTGCGATGATCCAAAATGACGCCCGTGTGAGCGAACATCGGGAAGCCGAGCGTTTCAACGCGGCGACAAAAATACATGTCTTCACCGAACCATTCACCGTTCACTGGTAGGTCTTGGAACCAGCACCAGCGACGCGCCTCATGTTGTGTCGACGTGTCCCGGATAGCCTCAAACACGCTCCGGTGGACGAGCAGACAACCAGTGCCCGCAGCCGCGACGGCGATGACCTTGTTCGGTGGGTAATCATCCAACGGCTTGTATTGCGTACCGTTCTCATGATGGTCGAAAAGCAGTGGGATGGGTTGCGCGTAAATGTCGACGCCACTGTTCCACTGGCCGAAGTAGAGACCAGCGACGAAAGGTTTTTCGACGCTGTGCGCTACGGCGACAAGCTTGTCGAAAGCGTCAACAGTTATCCGCTCATCTGAATCAATCATGAACAACCAGTCGCAAGAACTTTCTAAGAAAGCAGCGACGATCTCGTTGCGGCCACGCGAGATCAGGCCACCCGCCTCAACACGAATGACTTGGCCGATCCGCGAGTGCCGATCGTGGTACAAGTTCATGATCGAAATCGCGAACCAACCATCGACGACGCCCGGATCAATCCAGCCGATAGCGATCTTGTCTTTCGACTTCATACGTTTTCCTCCCGGAGATGGAACACCCACACGCCGGGAGACGTGTGGGTGTTCCTACCAGGCGAGCAACTGCCTGGATATGGTTCCGCTCTAACTCAGTGTTAGAGGGTGGCCTGGACGAGACCAGTGCCAAGGATGACGCTGACCGATGTGGCGTAACGGTCCGGGATCAACGCTGCGTAGCCGAGAATCCTGAACAAGATTGACGCATTGTCGGCGTACGTTGCATCGAAACTTGCTGCTTCGAGTTCGGTCTCATAGAGGAACACGTCATCGGTGCGAAGGACGAACACTGCATCCTGGTTGGTTGCTGAGTTCATCGTCACTGGAATGTTCGGGTCGATGTAGACGGGCAAACCGACCAGGCTTCCGACGGCACCTTCCGCCATTGGCATCCCACCAGTACCGAGCTGGTTGAACGCTGGGCCGTTCGGTACGA